AACCCTTTTCGAATAACTCGCGGTACTTTTTAGCGGCGTCGGCATAATTATCGCTGACGTTTTTATTGTAATTATTGGCTTCGAGACGTGAGACCGAACGGATGATACAGGCGTGATAGGCCGCGCCCATGACAAGAGTGTTGTCATGAATAGCCTGGACGGTGCTGGAAGTTTGGCTGTCGAGGCCGTTGATGGTATGCGGTTGGGTGTATCTGACGACAAGCGTTCCGCTGGCTTCGGCTTCGCGCAGGCGGAAGAACACGCGCGCATCTTCGGTGTAGGCGTCGTAAGTGAGTGGCTCGTCATCTTCGCCGTCTGCGTCTTGCTTTAGCACGTCCAGCACGGCAATGGCTTCGGTGTCGAAGTCAGTGACTTCATACTCTTTCTGATCGGCGATCACGGTCACGAGGTCGCCGGCGTGGATCGGTGCGCGCTCATTGACTTCCATCAGTGCGGCGCGCAAGGCGGCTGTTATGAGCGCATCGGAGAAGTACGTGGCGGCGGTGTCGCTGAGCGCGGCCTGGGTATTGTCGATCAGGGTTGCAAGAGTTGCTGTCATCAGGCGGCCTTTCTAGGTGTGATATGGGGTGAGGGGTACATAAGACCTGTTTGAATACTACATCGCGCCTTGCCCTTGCTACTTTTGGTAGCAAGGGATTACAGGGACGGGTTGCGGGAGGTCAACCCGTCCCTGCGTAGGCGCATGGTCAAACACGCAGGTTTGACCCTACTTGACCGCGCTCTTGGTGATGAAACGCAGAACCAGATTGACCACGGCGATCAGCACGGCGGCCAATTCGCTGGTGTTGGCGTCGGGCTGGTAATCGGTGAACCCGAAGAAGCCGGCCAGCGCTACAACCACGAACAGGGCATTGAACCAGAAGGTTTTGGACTGATAGAACGGTTTACTTTCCATGCGTTACTCCTTTTTCTTTTTGGCTTCCTTGACCGGGGTGCGGTCAAAGGTGAGTTTTCGGCCATCTTCGAATACGATGATGACGGCCTCGTCGGTCTCGCGCCAAGCGAGCGGGTGCGGGTGTGGGACTTTCTCGGTGGTGGCTTTCTTTGCCAGTTCGAGAATGAGCGGGGGGATGACGATCTCTTCTTTCATGGCGTCACCTATAAGCGCGCGTCGAAGTTTGCAACCGCGCCGAGGATATCCACTGTGCTGGTGGCCGCGGCGACAATGGTGAGAGTGGCGATGAGTTCTTCATCGTTCTCGATGTAGAACGGCGTGGTGACGGTGAGGGTCAACTTGTGCTCGTCCACATCGGCGGCATCGGTGGCGGCGGCTAGGTCTTGCGTGGCGGTGATGGTGGAAACCACCGCGTCTGCGCCATCTGCGCCGCGCTTGATTTTGGTCAGTGCGGCGGTGATGGAAGTACAGGCCGCAACCAGGACTTCATAGTCAAATTCGATGGACTTGATCTGACTGCCCTTTTGCGGCACACCTGATGCGTCCACCCCTGAATTGCTGGGAATGGGGATCGGGACGTAGACCACGGAGGTATCGGCGGCGGCGGCCTTGTGTTTGCAGATCGTGCCGGCCACCTGGCCCGCGACTTCTGTCCAGGTGCCGGTGATGGGCATCATGGCGGTGGGCGGGATGTACTGAGACATGTGCGTATCGTGAACGTAACCCATAGCAATACTCCTTCGATGTGTTCGGGTTGGAACACAGGGACTAAATTCCGTAGGGGCGAACACATAGGTTCGCCCCTACGGATGGATGTGAATTACGCGACGTTGTTTTTGGCGAGCGGCATGTCGTCGGCTACGCCGACGGTAACGAACTGGCGCACCTTCAAGCGGCTCTCGTCGTTGGCAAACATGGCGGGATCCATATCGCTCGAGGCCGAGAAGATTTGCGGCAGTACGCCGAAGATTTCGCCGAGCATCACGCCAGGGCGAAGTTTCGGGTCAATGGCCGCCGCCCAGTCGGTGGCATCGGTCCAGTCGGGAACTTCAACAGGATCAACTTTGCCGCCGTAGGAAGGCAGGCCGACCGGTTCGATGGCGTTGGTGTTGGCTTCATGGCGTGGAATGAACAGCGCATCGGCTGCCGCTTTCAGGTCGGGCGGGACGAGGCAGATCGAGGGACGTAAACCCTGCGGCTTGCCGAGGCCGTAGTAACCCGAGGCGTTCTTGACCATCAATTTCTTTTTGGCCATGGCCGTTGAGACCGCGTTCCAGGCGGTGTAATCCGTGCCGAGGGCGGTCGTTAGTAGGTTGAGATGGCCGCCTGCGGTGGTTTGCGCGGTGGAGTTGAACAACGCGCCGGTGTCGGTCATGGTTGGACCTGCGCCGCTGGACTGGGTGAAGATTGCCGCCACCTGTTCGCTGATGTTGCGGATACCCGCCAGCGCGGCTTCGCGCGGCATGCGGGTAAAGGCGCGCAGGTCATCGCGCAACACGGCTTCGATGGTGAGCGGGATATAGCCGCCGTACTTACCCCACTCGGAAGTTTCCTTCACGTCCCCGATGGGCAACTCGAGATATTCGCCGCGTTCGGCAACCGTGGGCAGGCTGGCGATGGTGCCGGTGCGCACCCAGGTAACCGTGTTCAGGTTGGTGAAGTGTTCGACGGTGACGATCTTCTTCCACCAGCCGTACACAGACTCAAAGTCAGCCCAGGCCTTGACCAGCATCTTATTCATGACATTGGCGACAATGCCGGGGAAATTGGCGGTGACCAGGGCGAACTCGGCATAGTAGCCGCCCATGAATTGCTGATCGCCGGTAGCCATCAGGTAGGCGTCCTGGATGCCGCGCAAGCGATGCACTTTGACCGCCGCTTCACCGGGTTCGCGCGCCATGCCGAACATATCTTCGACGGCCAGTCGGAACTGATCGGTCGAGGAGTACATCGCGCCGATGCGCCCGGGTCCCTGAATGGAACCGGGGGCGGTGAGCGCGGAGACTTCTTCACGCGCTTCCCCGATGGCCGCAGACAATTCGGCCGGCTCGAACTTGTGGTCTTCGAATTGCTTGCGAATGCGCGCTTGCGTGACGGTCGGTAGGCGACTGGCGGAGAGACCCACGTCGAGTAGGTGACCGGAGAGCGCGGCCAGAGTCTTGTCGGACTCCTGTAACTGCGCATCCAATGCCTGCTGGCGTTCGTGCGCGCCGAGTAATTCTTCGGCGGCGGCGCTATTGGACTCGAGTCGCTCCTGGAGGGACGGCTCGACGATCTCACCCTCGACTTCGGATACTTCCTGCGTTTCGGGATTGATCACTTTCACTTTCGCTTTCTTCTTCATTTGACCTCCTTTGGTCAAGGGTTGAGACGCGCGGGGCGCGTGGGTAACGGCGGGAGCGCCGAATACTTCGAGTTTATATTCCTGCAATTCGGATAGGATGCTCGTACCATCAACTGCATTTGCGTTGACGGCTGACGTTTCTTTGCCGACTGGATTGGTGAATATGAGTGTGCAGGTTTTCTTTCCGTTCAAGGTATCGTACTGCCGGCCCGGACTGTGGGGACAGGCAAGCCAACTTGAATTGCAGATGGAGCAGATCACGTCATCTTGAAACCAGCCGATGGAAAAGCGGTCAATGCGGCCCTCGACCAGGTCGGTCATGCCGCGGCGAGTGGTGAGGCGGATCGTTTGGAGTATCCATTCGCCTTCAAAGCGGCTGGCCGCGATAGTTCCGTCACGCGCGCCGATGTCGTAGGTGTCGTGATTGCGGAGGAATGGCTTGCCTTCGAAGGAGGCCGCGAAGGCCGGCATATCTTCGGCTTTGAAGGTGTAATGATTGCGGTTCGGCTGTGTGCCGAATACGCGCGCATCAAAATCAAGATGCTCGATTTCTCCGCTCTCGATCTTTGGTAGGATTTCTGCGCGTGCCGGAAGTTCCAGGCGTTCATTGATTGGCACAGAAAACAGAACTGGCATTATTTTTTTAGTCATTGGGACTCCTCATCTTGATTGGGTTCTTGCGGTTCGGGATCGGGTGGCGGCGCGATTTCCGCCGTCTTGACCAGCGGTTTCTTTTTGATGTTTGGCGTCTTGTCGTCCCAGACTTCGGCGAAGGTCTTATAGACCAGGCGCATGAATTCTTCTGGCTGGATGGCGTCACGGTCGAACAGGTCGGCGAGATTGGGATACGCGCGTCCGAGCGCCAGGGCGAGCGTGGCGTTATCGCGTTCGGTAATGTCGGGACCTTCGACCCAAATCTTGGCGGCGGGATTTACCTTGCCGCCCGCGCGCTGGCGGACTTCGACGGCCACGCGTGCCAGGTCTGCGATGATCTCGAAGAAGTCGCCCTGCTCTTCTTCGAGCGTTCGGAAAGTTGGCGTACCTGCCGCTTCCGCGGTGGTGCGGGTGCTGCCTTCGGGTTCTGCGAACCAATGCATCGGAAAGCCTACACCGCTCAGGATGTGGCGCTTGATCGCCTGTCCGTCTACGCTGGCATCGAAGGAGTCGAGTGCGGCTGACAGGATGCCCCACGCTTCGCTTTCGCTGGTAACGAGTACGCTTCCTGGTTTAGGAGGATTGGCATTGAGTTGTTTCTCGCGATTTTTGCGCTCGGTTTCGCTGGCGTACTTGCCGCGTACGATGTACATAAATGCGTTGCGAAAATGATTGAGGCGTACGCGGTCTTCGAGCCAGGTAGAGAAGCGTCCAATCCAGACCAGCAGAGGAGGCAGGTCGCCTTCGCCCCAGGATGAGCCGACCGGCTGATTACTTGCAAAGTGCAACATGAAGGATGTCTGATCCTTGTTTGGGTCATAGGCTTCGTAAAAGTCGGAGCCTGTGGCGTCTTTGGTGTAGCGGATTTCCTGCTCGATGTCATTCTCGGCGGTGAGGATCTCTTCGATCTGCTCGGCCGGCACGGCGCGGACATAGGACATGCCATTATCCGTGACCGTGAACAGAAAGAACAAGTTACCTGTACGCGTATCTTCTTCCTTCCAGCGTTTCAAGTTTTTATGGAGTTTATTGAGATGGTTCTTTGTCCATTCGTTGATGAATTTTTGCGTTGCTTCGTCATCGCACTTGATCTCGATGCCTTTACCGATGATGAAGGAACGAATAAGGCGCACGATACGGCGTGCGATAGGAGAGACGCGCCAGGCGCGCAGGGATTCGGAGAAGATTTTTTTCCTGTCCCACGAATTGCGATCGGTGTAATTTCCTGATAGGCCGTTTGGGAAGAAATTATTATCCGTGATGGGAGAAACGGCAAGCGCCATCTCGAGCGCGTCGTTTGCGTTGGAGAGTTGGCGTTTCAGGCTTGAGATTGTCTCGCGTTTTTGTGGCATACGGTACTCCGATATTTTTCTTAGGAAACTCCTAAGTTCCGGTAGGTTCTCAGAAAACGGCGTTTTGGGCTTCGAGAAATTCCTGGACGTTGAACGGCGGTTCTTTGAAAGTTGTGTACTCGAAGTTTTGTTCGGTCGCAGACTGCGGCACAGTGGGCTTTGTTCAACGAGCGCGCGCCTGTAGGGTAACAAATTTTTCGTCACGCTTTATGTAGATCACCCAGGGCGATTGAAGCGGATTTTTGAAAGCCATATCAATAATTCTTGTCCATGCTTTCGAGCGGGTCGGGATAGTTGATGACGGTGGTCTCGAACGAGAGCGACCATTCCAGCGCATCGAGCGCGGCGGTGAGAGAGTCGGCCAGGACAAAATCATCGTGAACGAGTTGACCGTCTGGCGCGCGTGTGCCGTCTTTGACGCCCCAGCGCATGGTGTGCGCTGGACCCGGTAAGATTTCGCTTTGGCACTTGCTATATTGAACGCGGACTTCATCGCTCGGATCGCAATCGCGAAAGCGGCCTGTCTCGATGATGGCGAGATAGCCGTATCCGATTTCCGATTTTGTTTGTTGCGTGAACTTGATTGGGAGGACGCGTGTTGGGAAGGCTTTGTCGAGTAGCGCCCAAAGGCCCTCTCCTACTCCGGTGGCGTCAATCACAAAATGCTGTGGCCGCCACTGCTCGCCGTAGGCTTTTATCTTGCCAAAGACAGATAGGTGATTGAGTCCTTGCCAGGCCTGACGTTGTATGACGCGGTAGGTTGGCTTCTGCAAGGTTTCGAGCGTGGACATATCAATTTCTACAATAGAGAGCGTGGTACTGTCTCGGCCCGGATTGCCCATGCCGTCGAGATTGAGCATGGCTTCATCCATGCCGGCCACGTCCACGAGAAAGGCATACAGACGGCCTTCGATGGGACTCTCCTGCCTGGGCTGATCGCCATGCATGAGCGCCAGCCGGCCAGCGTTGAACATTCCGACTTGCGCGTCTATCTCTTCGCAAAAATACTGTGTCTTAACGAGTGGATGCTGACGGCCTTTCTCAGCGACGACGCGGTCAACGTGAGCGCCGTAAGCGGGAATCAGCGTGCGCACGTCATCGGCATTGAACTGGAACAAGCGGCGGATGCCGTCGCGTTCCTGTTCTTGTTTGGCTATCTCAGCCTGGCGATGAAGGAGTGTATCTTTTGTCCAGACTGTGCCCCAGAATACGCGTGTGGCGTTGGTGGCCGCCGTCATGGGGTCGAAGTCTTTATCGAACTTGGAGATATCCACATCCTGCGCTTCATCCACGGAGAGAAGCAGGTCTGCGGTTGCGCCAACGACTTTAGCGGCGGGGTCTGCCGAAAAGAATTGCAAGCGGGAGGCATGGAACTTGAAGATAAAACCTGAGGAGGCTTTCCATATCCCGCGCGCAATCGGTGAGCGGTCGAGAGAAGCGCGCACCCTGTCCATGGCGTTGATCGTCTGTGGTTTGAACGTAGGCGAGACTGAGACGATGCGCCCGCCCTTGCGTGCGTAGCGGAACATGAGCCAGGCTTGGATGTGGGATTGCAATTCGTTCTTGCCGCTTTGGCGGGGAAAGACGACGACGAAGGTCAGGCCGCGATTGTTGATTACCGAGTCTATGATGGCGCGTGAGACGGCTTCCTGGTAGGGGCGTAGAGTGATTCCATTTGTGCGCGCCCAGTTGATCGGTCCGCGCCAGACGGTTTCCTTTATTCTGCGTTGCAGCGAGTTATTCGAGAGTGCCTGGGTCACTTGGATCTGCTCCCATGAGCAATTGCTCGATGGCTTCGGAAAGGTTGGTGAGTTTGCCTGAGACAATGGCGATCGTGCGATCGCACCCATTGGCGGCGGTGACGGCAATGGAAATGGAATTGGCGCATTTGCAGAGTTGATCTATGTCATCCAGGCGATTGAATTTGTTGTAAAGTGTTTCGATTACATCATCGAGATAATCGCGTCGTCTGGCGGGACCGTCGTCCCCTTTGCGGCCTTCCGTGACGGTCGCAATTTGCTTTTGCGCCCAAAGTCCATGTTTGCGCGCGTTCTGATTGCCTGGCTTCCCGCCCTTTGCGCCTGTGCCTTTGGATTTCTTCGGCTTGGGTTTGGATTTCTTGACTGTCATAGTGCCAGTTGAATAAAGAACATGATGAGAGTGACGAGCGACAACCCTCCCCCTCCGATAGAAAGTGATAGTAAGAGTTTGAATTGCGCGGCAATGGCCAGGAGTTCCTTCATCTCGGTTTCGAGTTGTTGGAGCCTGCGTTCATGCTGTGTGATGGTGAGTTCCACGGCTTTATTCAATGGACAATGGTCGCAAATGTTGAGGTCTGGCGCTGATTGTGTTGACATAATTCTCCGCCCTGTGACCCGCTCCCCTATTTAACAGTCAGCCCGACCGCATGGGGAGCGGGTCGGGCTGAGTCGTAATGTATCATGGAAATTGTGACAGCGCAAGGAATTCTATTCTATTGTTCCTGCTTTCTCCTTAGTTGAATCAAAGTAAATTTATTTGTTTTTGCTTGTCGATGATGGCGCTGAAATAATTCCAGTCGCCGTCTTTTTCTTTTTGCGGTGCGTTGTTTATGTGCCATGGCCAGTACTTCAAGATGGTACTCCATTCCAGCAGGGACGGCTCAGATTTGAACCGTCCAATTTTGAGCAGGATCGTCTGGTCGATATCGGCGGTGATCGAGATGTTGAGTCCGCGCTGTAATGTGATGTGGACGGGAACAGTGGCGGCGGCCTGGGCAAGCAGGATGGCGTTTTTTAGGCGGGTTGTCAGTGGGGCTATTTCTGTTGGAGGGCGAATGTGCTTAGGCATTGTCGATTTCCTTTTTGAATTCGGCCTGGATGATCTGGTCTCTGCGCGCCTTCGGCAGGTTCCACCACCATTCTTTGAATGCTGGCAGGGATGGACGCGCGGAGCGCGGGCGTTTGGGATGGACCGGCAGGAAAAGTGCTTTGCGTTTGTCTTTGCTGGCCGGCTCGATGCCGTATACCAGCAGGTTGTAAACGAATTTCCGATTTACGCCGCGTGCTTTCTCAACGGCGCGGACGCTTCCGAGTTTTTGGTAGAGCGCAATGAGACGCTCGGGGGCGAGAGGACAAAACGTGGTGATGGGTTTGTTTGTCATTTTGCCATTTTCCTAAGCGTGGGAGGGACGCGTTTCTCGGTCTCGACCTTCAGCTCGACGTAGCGCGTTGCGAGAAGTAGGCAGTAGTCCCAGCCTGCGTCGCTGTAATCGTAGAGTTCGGACAGGCGGACAAAAGCCACGCCCTGCGTCCATTCGGCGGGGTCTGTGACCAGGCAGGCGGCTTCGTGGCGGAAAAGTCTCACCATATGGACTATGCGCGGTCGCGGCGGTAGCGTGGCGGGCATTTGTATCATCTTGATTGGCGGGGAGATTACTTTTCCCCCGCTTACGTGAGACTGCCAGGGTTCGGGCAATGGTTCGGACAATGTTCGTGAGGATTTGTCGCTCATTGTGTGCAACCTTTCAGGTAGCGGGAATGGACGTAACCTGTCCAGTTTTCGAAGGTGACGAGTCGCCAGGCTCCTACTTCGGCCTGCACGGTGACGCGGTTTCCAGCGTGTAACCAGTTTAGCAAGCGCGCTTTTTCATTCGGTCCGGCTCGGAGATTGAGCGTGGTTGTGACCTGGGCGCAAGGTTGGTTAGTCGCTGAAGGCGTGGATGGAAAGAGCGACGTACTCGGAGCGCCGGCGCCGGCCTGTGTTGGCGTTGCTGGAATGGCAATTGCGCTGAGGCAAGCGAGTTGAAGAATTGCCGGAACTATCAACAGAGATTTTATATTCATATTTTCCTAAGTTAGTAGTAACAGTAGGGGCTGTGGATAATGTGGATAACTTTTCGCCTACGAGAGGATTGTCGTTTCGTCTTTCCAATTCTGCGAGCGAATTACATTATCCTTTTATCCACAGGGTCATGTGGATAACTTTTCGATTTATGCACAGGGGTTGTGGATAACTTTGCCGACGCCTCCATTTCTTCACAATTACTTGGTGTCCCTGTGGATAAGTGGATACTTATCCACAGGGTGTGGATAACTTTCGCGGTGTGAGTGGCTTTTCTCTCGTGATCTAGCCAGTACCTGTCTTCTGAACTGTGGATAACTTTTATTTTCCTGGTCTGTATGTGGCTATCAACGGATAGATTACTCCGCCAATGAGAAGCAAAACGCAGAGAAGGATGAACCAGGTCATATTTCCGCCTTCGCGGACTTATGGACTGCGAAGTCTACGGGTTCCGGCAGGTTGTCCCAGGCCTTCTGGAACTCCTGCCAGCCGAGCTCAGACGTGTACCATGGATTGATCAACCATGGATCTGTGAAGCTGATCTGGTTTGCCAGGGCGATCAGGACGGCTTCCTGGTCTTTGCTGTACTCGCTAGCGCCCCAAAGCGAGAGACGCGGTGGAACAAGATGGCCTGCGGTGTGGCAGAGTTGATTTAACTGTTCGCCGCTCATGGCCTTGATGGTTTGGCGGCATGAAAAATGATGGGCGTAATTGTCGGCGCGTTTCGACAGGATGCGCCTGATGTTGGCTTTCACTACTCTACCTCCTGCACTTCTGCCTGGATACCGATGACTTCGAGCAGCCCGGGTTGCACGTCTTTGTTGTCGCGTATCGCCTGCTGGAAGGCTTTCTCGCAGGCCGCGGACTGGTCGTGCGCTTCGAGGGTGTAATCTGTGGATACGCTGGTGAGGTGGTTGAGGATGGTGACGGTGTACGGCATGGTGGAAACTCTCCTTTTTTTGAATTATCAGAACGGTTCTACTTTCTTTTGGAGCGTTCTGTTTTCGATTTTGAAGATAAGATCGGTTTTCCTTCGTGTACAGAACTTACAGAACGTGGCAGAACGCTAGACGGTTCTAATACGCGTTCCAGAACGTAGTAGCGTTCTACAGAACGTTTGTAGAACGCTAAAAACCGAGCTGTTTATTTGATTTGATGTTGTTATCCTGCGCCCATTGTTTGCGGGTTGTGGAAATAAAACCTTTCGCTTTGGCGTGGTCGAGATTGAGTTGTTTACTGATATCCGTAAGCGACATCACCGCACCGTTCTGCTGGTAGGTCTGATTGAGCATTTCTACGATGCGTTCTTTATAAGCGCTGGCGTGTTTCTGTTTGCGCTTCTTGCGCGCGGGGGTGTCGGATTGGTCGGAGGCGGCGCTCTTGGTTTTGGCTTCCAGCATTTCGCCAAACTGCGCGCGGATGGAGATTAGAACGCCCGAAGGAAACGAGAGAAGGGAGAATAGGGCGATGGCGGTAATGATCCAACCCGAGCGCGCGCCCGAGACGATCTCGAGGATGACGTTGACCACGATCACGATCGCGATATAGACCACGTAAACGGCAACGGCCAGGCGGAAGGGGGCGTGTTTCTTGGCGTCTTTGTAGCGCATGTTGTAGTACCAAAAGCGGATAGCTGTTGCGACACTCACCAGTCCGAGGGCTTCGACGACTAAAGCGGCAGTCCATGCGACCCAGGCGGGGAAGTTCATCATGTTGGGGTCGGCGGTGTGGAAGAAGGTTAGATAAGCGGGGATGACTGGAACCATCCAGGGAATGATGATGGAAACAAAATCGAGCATCGAGCGCTCGGCGCCGTTGAGGGTGTTCGAGACGGTGCGGAAGAACCAGGCGAGGGGATTGAATTCTGATTTCATGATGGAAACTCTCCTTTGATGCGTTTGATTATCTCGATTGGAACAGGATGACGTTTGATCATTTTTATTCGCCCATCCTTTTCGAGTTTTGCGTAGTAATGATGCGTTACGCTTGTGGACGTGATGTCTGTAGTCGCCATGATGTCTCTGATCACTGGCGGGACCGCGTACTCCCGCCAGTGATTGAGAATGGCATTGAAAACCTGATCGGTTCTGTTCATTTCTTGGGTGCGACTGGTTTCTTGGTCGGCAACACTGGCGTTTTCCAGGTGATCTTCAATCCTGGGAGTTTTACGAGCGCGGGGGAGACGGGCGGCAGGTGCAATTTCCCTTTCGGGTCGTAAACGTAATGTCCTTTTTTGGTTTTTCGGAACGGCATGGAAACTCTCCTTGTGTTTGAATGTTGGCGGGGTGGGTGACTGGCCGTAATAGTCTTATTCTCCTTTCTCCTTTACAGGATGCTTCGCTATCGTGTAAAATGAAAATGCGCGCGGCTCTGTGTGGAAACTCTGCTTGCGGCGCCTGCCCGAACGTTCAGCGCGTTCGGGCTTTTTTGTGGGTCACGGTTTGCGTTACCTGCAAGTGGGCGGTGTGTTCTTCAATTGTTACCCAATCGTCAAAGCCTTCGATTTCTTGTGACATTGCTTCGCGTATTCCTCCGCGTTTCTTATACAAAACGTTTGCTCCGCCATTCTCGTACCGCACATAAATGGCTATTTTATTTTCTCTAACAGCACGCTTTGATGGCGATTTCAATACAGCTTCTTGCCAGTGCATATTACCTCCACGTTGAGCAGTCCGCCCAACGGTTTGCGTATTGTGCGTGCTTCTGCCTTCACGATTCGTTTTGCAATCCACTCCACAACGGGAACGGCGACCGCATTACCTAACTGACGATAGCGAGCCGAATCACTTTGCCCATCTGTCCAACCATCAGGAAAGCCCTGCAACCTTTCGCATTCAATTGGCATAAGACGGCGGACGCCAACCATCGGAACTTGATTACCACCTGTTCCCATTCGTGCCTGTAAAGTCGGAACGACTTCGCCATTCTCGCGGATTTCTTCGCTTGCGTGTGACATTTCCCAAAGTATGGGGGCTTCGTGATTTGTTGTCAACGACGGTGAGCCGTCGTTGACAATCTCGGCATTCGCTTGACCATGCGCCATAACTATAAGCGTCGGTGTTGATCGGTCGGTTATTCCTCCGCCGCCATTATTTTGCGTGTTACTGCTAGTAAGGCTTTGTGCGACTGATTGAGACGGAATCAATGTTGTATTTATTCCGCCATCTCCCTTGTCGCCACTATGCGAAGGGTTGCGTCTAAGTGAGTAGGCAATATCTTTCCCCGCTTCTCTGCTCGGCGGATTATCCCCCGCGCCGCTTTCGGACTCAAATAATACTTCTGCGGCGCGGATAATTCCAATACGTCGCTCAAGTTCGTCCTGGATATTGGATGCGGAATTGAGATAATCCCGCCAACTGTCACGCAATCCAGATTCGATAAACAGGTTGCTACTTGCTTGTCTCGCATAATTCGTATTCTCCTGTATCAATGTTAAAAGTGATGACGCTACGCTCCAATAACTCTCCGACCAATCGGTTGAGAGAAGTATGCGCTCTACTATGAGCAACGCCATCGTGGAAAAGATATAAATTTGATGGTCGGTTATCCGATTTTTTAAGGTTGATATGGTGCGCCCCTTCCCCCTCTCGCAAACGGCGTCCAAGTATTCCTTCAACCATAAGGATATGTTCATGTCGCCATTCTCCACTTTCAAGTCGAATGGATACATAACCGTCTTTCCTAAGTTTTCGTCCTTCTGGATTTCTGATTTTTTTATCAAACCAAACTCCGAGTTTCTGTCCACGTCCCCAAACTGATCCAGTAGAACGTCTAAGTTGTTTTGATATTTCTTGCAGGCTAATCTTTCCCGCGTTTTGTCTAATAAACCAATCATCTTGTTGAGTAAACTTACGCACCGTTCTATTGGTTTCTCGTAGTCCAAGTGTAGTGGCACGAGAGATAATGCTTGCTGGGTTGCGCCCCAAGCGTTTAGCAATATCTGTGACAGTAAGTCTGCCGATATTTGCTTTGATAAATTTGTCTTCTGTTTCAGTAAACCGTCTAATCTCACGCATGTTATGAATACTCGCCTTCTTCTTTGTGGAACACCAAACTCTTGAGCGTCTTTTATATCAATGTCGCAAGTATATCCTATTTGAGTAAGATAGTCAATTATTGTTTGAATGTCTTTTCCTTTGTTGCTGGATAAAAGACCGGGGACATTTTCGACAACAACCCAACGCGGCTCAAGTTCATCAATAATTCTTGCAAACTCGAACCATAATCCGCTTCGCTCTCCAGCAATGCCCGCCCGCTTTCCTGCAACGGAGACATCCTGGCATGGGAATCCACCACAAATAACATCAATTGATTTTCGCTCATGGGTTTCTTTACCTACCTTTCGCACATCATCGAACAATTTTGCTTCTGGAAAATGGCGGGTCAATATCGCTTGCGCCGCTTTATCAATCTCACAGACGGAATCGCACACCATGCCTGCCCGTCGAAAGGCTTCATCAAAACCGCCAATACCTGAGAAGAGAGAAACATATTTCATCAATCACCTATGAACTCGAAGGAAACGCACAACATTATGTTAGGTGTGCCCCTAGAACGGGATGCACCCTTTATGGCTATCGGGCTTCCACCACAACGGCTTATCGCAATCAGGACAAATGCGAAACAGACTGCGAAACCAACGGCGGGAATACTGCCGAACCATGTGCCAAAAACCAAATTGAGCATAATAATTTTTGAATTTCATTTAGCACCTAACGGTTCGTTTTAGCGGCGGGTGGGCGGGCGTGAACCAACCCACTCGAAGCCGCTAACCTTCGGGGTCAGATAACTCCGGTAATGTGGGAGAATCCCCACCTGTCCGCTGCAAACGGTTGTTAGCCTGCGCCCATGCTATAAGGATTTCTGCCCGATGTTCGGGATTGATAGACCGGATAACCTGCCAATCAGCCACGGAGCAGCGCACAACGGCCAGCCACTTCGGGAGCGGGCGAGGCTTGCGCCCCTGCCCGCGATTTGCGCCACCGTGAGTATTAGCCATTGATAATACCCACGATTTTATGCTCTGTCATCAGACATTCGCCAGGGTCATTCGCCCACTCGTGAGCGTTGATAGCGTAACCCTTGAGCAAAAAGAGATTTTTGCCGTATCGCTTTGCTGCATTCGCTGCTTCGCGGATATATTGTTCGCCGTAAGCATTTACCTTGATTGCCGAGACGCCACCCAAGTTGAACTCGGGTTCATCATCGCCGTGATACCGTGAGTTTTTGAATTTGCGAACGGGGATAAAGTCATCGCCGCGAAAAGCAAAATCATCATTGGTATTTTGGTTTTTGATGTATTCGATTGCTTCCTGGATTGTCATTGTCTTGGTCATGTCGTTTTCTCCTTGTTGTTTATCTTGATTTAATTATACCAAAATCAAGATATTTGTCAAGGGGCAATTTTGTAAAGTAAGCAGGCTAACTTTTCTTATACTAACGTTTATTAGCCAAACTGCGCCGTTTGTACCTGGCCTGCGCCTTTTGCGTGACTTCGGCGCGAGAGAGGATGTAGACGCTCTTGGTGTCGGCGTCCAGTTTGCGGACATTGAACAGACTCCCGCGCTCGATCATGTTGCGGACTGTGCGCTCGGAACATTTCAAGATTAGCGCCGCTTCTGCGGTGGAAATTGCGTCGGTTTTCATGCTCGGAATTATAGGCAAGTTGGGAAATTTGTCAATCCTTGCGATGCGCGTAGACCGTGAAACTGGGGAAAGTTGGTACTGCGCGCGTTGCTTTTGGCTCTTGCCAGCACGAACAGCGACGCGGCTGTTCTCCTGCCGGCTGATCTGTCGCACTTGACCTTGCGCAAGGCGTGGGCGTAAGTCCACGACTGGGCGGCTCGTGAACTGCGCCCGAAAACAAACCCGAAGGAAACCCATCCGAAAGCAAGAAAGCCTGTCCCTGCGCCGCGAAGCGCCGCTGAAAGCGGGTCGCGATTTTTTGCCGAAAGTGGACAAGTTTTGCGGGAAAACAAATCCCCGCCATGAGAGATTGGGCGGGGATTTTTGCGTTATTCTTTCGGCGCACTGGGGGAGATTCGCAAAACCGCTTTGTGTTTGTGTTCGCCTACGGTGATCAGGATGCGCTTGCCGATGGTCTCGCCTGCGGTCTTGGCGCTGGTGGCGGATTTCAGAGAGGCAACGTCCACGGCTGCAGACATCAGGTAACCGCGCGGGAATTCTTTCCCGTCTTTTTGGACAAAGTACAGCACGGGCTGGATCACGATGCGAGGCTTGCGTGTGGTGGGGTCAATATCGTTGGGAAGTGGGATGGTATCTTCGTAGGCCAGGCGTGAGATCGTGACGACGAGCGCCTGGACGTTCCAGCGCTCGAGCAGGTCCGCGACTTGCAAAAAGCGCTTGGGATGGAGGTCATCGAGCAGGGTATCGGGGGCGATGGTGGTCATGGGATTATCCTTCTCGAACGCGTGTGATTGAGATTATGCCCGCGCAATCGTCCCAGGCGTGGGCAATACGTTCGGCGTCGTCGTAAGAGACTGCCTGCACTTCTCGGCGCTCGCGCCCGTCGCCGTAGTTGTAGAACTCGATCAGGAATGTGTACATGGAAAAACTCCTTGCCCGATATTATAGGCCCTCGGGCGGGGGCGCGGATGGGGCTAGATGGGATGGGCAGTGCAGATTACCAATCCTGATCAGTATCTACGTTCTCGCGCTGGTCTGCGAGTTGGAGCGCGATCTGCCAATCGGGCGGCAGGGCGATCGGTGCGGCTTTGTATAGGGTGGCGGTGTAATCGCCGTGTCCCAGGTGGCTGATGTAGTAGCCCGCGCGCCGGAGTGGTTCGAGCGCATCTGCGAGGGCGGGCGTGCCTGTGCCGACGTGCTTGGCCTGGCCGGTGGAATCGTTGTGTGACCAGTAGCAATTTGCGAAGCATTCGTTGCACCAGGCTTTTCGAAATTGGATGCGGGTCATGCCATCACCTCCGCGTATTGTACCCAGGCGGGAGCGGGAGCGTTGGCGGCAAACGGGGGACGACCAAACGCCTGCAAAACCTGATTGCCTTCGTACAGTGCGACGGATGCGATGTCGTTATACCCGATGCTGTGGGTACACTGATCGCCGTCTGGCAGGACATACGCGCGGCGGGTGATGTGGTCGGCGCTGTATAGTTCGGCCTGATAGGGTGCGCCGTTTGGGACTGATACCCAAACCATCAAACGGACTTGCAGATTTTTTGCCATGTGGAAACTCTCCTTTGATTGTGTACCCGCCCCTCGAGGGCGGGGGATACGATGCGCGCCGGGGGAGGATCGGACTCCTGTTTTCAGCCGCTAGGCCAGCGCATGATTGACTAGAGCAGCCCTGGCTGATGCGGCGGGGCGAACAGCCAGAATGACTGGCCGAGCCAGGACACGGCCACCGGCGCCACCGCCAGCACCGGAGCGGACGACATGCTGACCTGGGAGACCAAGACGGGGATGCCCTGCCGCAACGCGGCGCGGGCAACCTTGAGCGAGCCGATGCCAGGCGAGAAAAA